ATAATGACATATCAAGGTATACGAGAGAGACTGATAGAGGAAAACGTCTGGAAAGGACGTAAATAATAAAAATAAACTAGTGGAATAGGAGGGAATTACAATGGCTAGAAATAGAGTAGCAGAGATGCACAACAATGAATACTTAATTAGTATAATTAATAATGGGGTGGTATCTGGTGGGGGCAGGTTCTTCCAGTTTAATGGTATTGACAAAACAGGTAACCCTAAAGGTTATATCTTCGCTTACGACAAGGAAACTGGTAAAATACTAAGAGCTAATGCTAATAATCTAGAGGACAGACAGATATTCGGTAATAAAGAGAACAGTACTGATGCTCGTGGTTATCTTTGTGTTGAGATGTGTGTACCCTATGTACAAGGTGTTTACCCAGCTTCTAGCTTTTATTATGACGATAACGGTGAGGTTGTAGCAGTACAATACACTTGTTATATACAACGTATAGTAGCAGCTATTAAGTGTAAACTCGAGGGTAAACCTCTTGTGGACTTAGGTGAGGCTAATCACATGACAGGTAACAAGATGGATAACAGATATTTTAATATTGAGGACGGTACACAAAAAGACAACTCAATACACAGCGCAGTATTTAACTCATTATTAAATCATCGAAGATATTTTGATGATTTGTTTACTACAAGTAGTAATAAAACTCACTCATTTACACATTTAGTTGACAACAGATATATAAGCAGTAGATGGATAAAAGAATATATGATGAGTAATAAACAGTTCGCTGATGCTGTAGATGATTGCAGAAAAGATATGAGGAGTAAAGCAGCAGCTCCTAGATATATTAGTATCTATAAATTAGAAACATTTATAGACTGGCTATATAGTAAAGGCTATTGGACTAAATAAAGGCGGCTGGTAGTATATAATATTAACAATTAGGCGGTGTTTGTGTGTATGAAATTCGACGTTGTTATTGCAAATCCACCATATAATAAAGGCATGGATTTAGATTTCGTAAACATGGGATTTGAACTATGTACTAAATATTGTGTAATGATTACACCAGCTAAATGGCAAACGGCAGCAGACGACCAAAGATTAGCGTCAAAGACTATAAATTACAAAGAATTTAGGGAGAAGTTAGTACCACATATGAGCAAGGTGGTATTTTATCCAGACGCTCTTGATATATTCAACATATCACAAGTAGACGGGATAAGTTACTTTTTATTGGATAAAGATGTAAACAACAAATGTGAGGTAACAAACAAGAGTTTACATCAAAAATATTTTAATGGTGTCAAAGTGAGAGATATACGAAACAGACAATCACTTATAAACTGCGGGCAAGAGATTGTAGATTATCTAGGAACTTATGAGAAATATAAGATAGAGGATACACCGAAAAATAAAAAGTACAAAGTAGTAGTGAATTCTCAAATAGTATTCTGCGGAGCAGGGAGCGAGGCAAGAAAGGCTTCAGATGCGGTGGGAAGATTAAGCAATATGTTCAACAGTGAGGGCAATTCAACTTTTATAGGCACACCAAGAATACTTAAAGAAGTACCCCCTGGAGCGTATGGATGTGCATTTAGTTCAGATAATAGGGCAGAGTGTGAGTCATTTGTATCTTGGATAAATACAAAGTTTACTAGATTCTTTGTAGCAATAAATATAAGTAAACTGGGACCTATACTAACAGACGACTACTTCCGTTTCGTCCCAGCACCACCATCTGGTAAGTTTGACCACATATACACAGATGAAGAGTTGTACAAAGCATTTAACCTACCTCAAAAATACATTGATGTAATTGAAGCAGTCATAAAAGAAAGAAAGTAATAAAGAGAGTAAAGAAATATATTGGACTAAGTAAAGGAGATTGTTTATATGGGTAGATTGGCAAATGTCATAGCAGTATTACATAGTGAATATGAGGATAATACAATGACAGATAAATTAAGGCAATACATAAATAACTGGTTACGTAACAACTCAATACATTGTGTTAGTGAGGATAACGTAGTAGTTGTAGATGGTTGTGGTGATGATGGTTATGGATACCCAGCAGTAGTTATATGTACTACTGCTGAAGAATATGATAAAGTAATTGAAGGCATAAAAGAGCTAGCAATTGACCTTCATATACAAGATGGTTATATGATTGTTAACATTGATGATGGTGAAGAAATAGTGGTTTATATGTTCTGACTTCATTGGTTTTGTGAAGATTACGGATATAAAAGACACTTGGAGTATTGTAGACGCTGCTAATACTAGTAATAATAATGAGGTGAGATTATGAGATACATGGGAGGTAAAAGCAGGATTGCTAAACAACTAGCAAGCATGTTTAATCAAGCTATTATGATATACAACATAGATACTTACATTGAACCTTTTGTGGGTGGAGCATCAGTTATAGAGTTAGTTAATTGCAGAAATAGAATAGGTAATGACTTAAATCATTACCAGATAGCACTATTAGAGAAGATACGTGATGAGGGACCTGACAGTTTACCTGATGTTATAACTCGTGAGGATTACTATGCTGTAAAGGATAATAAAGACAAATATCCAGATTGGTATGTGGCTTATGTAGGTATTGTGGGGAGCTTCAATTGTATTTGGTTTGGTGGATATGGTGGCTCATATAAAAATAAAGATGGGAAAGAGACTAACTCATGTATAAGCTTTAAAAACAGATTAAAAGCTAATAACGAGCAGAGCTTATTAAGTGGTATAACATTAAAATGTGGAGATTATAAAGATTTAGAAATACCTAAAGGCAGTTTAGTTTATTGTGACCCTCCATATAAAGGCACACGTGAATATAAGGACAAAGGTTTTAATCATAAAGAATTCTATGACTGGGCTATTGAAACAGCTAAAGACAACTTGGTATTTATATCAGAATATAGGATGCCTAAGGAGTTTAAACTGGTTGATTATTTCCACTTTAGTAAAAGTCTATCTACAAACTGTGACCCTGACGATGCAGGAAGTACGGATTGTCTCTTTGTTGTAAAGGATGGATGGCTTATTAATGAACTGTTTGGTGAGTGTGTTATAAATATATTATAGCATTTAGTATAAACCTAATCGACATTATCTCGGTTAGGTTTATTTTTTGTTTATATAGCTTATAGTGATTGATTATATCTTAAAACATATAAATCAGCAGTATTGATAAATTATATTATTTTGTGATAAAATATACTACTTATATGTGAATATTCCTTTTCTTTTGATAAATTAGTAATTGCATTATGTTACTATAAATATAAACATTTTGATAAAACTAGGTATGCAGTCAGGGTATTTTTTAGTAAATATTTTATTAGTGATTTTAGAGTTAATATATGTAATATTTTGGTAGTTGGGTTGGGTGTGGTTTGTGAGGTTTATAGGTTATGTAAAAATTATATATGGTTATGTAAAGGTTTTATATAATTTTATAAAATTTTTATGTAAAAAGTATTGTATAATTTTTATATATGTGGTATAATAAAGGTAGAAAAGGAGAAATAGTTTGAGTCTTTTAAACATTGAGGTGGTGAATATGGACATTCGTACTGAATATAATGAATACAAGGCAGGCAGATTAAAGATTGAACAGCTTTCTAGTGCCTGCCTGTTAGAAATCATTAAGATGAAAAATAAACAAATTAAAGAATTAACTGATAAAGTAAAAGACTTGGAGTCTGAACTTGCTCGTTTTGATAAAATAGCTAAACACTATGACCGTATGAAACAAGGACTTAATAAAGGTCATGTAAAACCAATAAAAGACATTGATATAATCCTTGACATGAGGTCTAAAGGCATGAGTATGGAAAAGATAGCTCAATACTTAACTTCTTTAGGACCTGAACATAAAGCTACTAGACAAACTGTTATAAACAGACTTAAGCGGTATGAGTCATCTGGGGATTATAAAATTGACTTTTGACATAGTTTATATCCATCCCCTCCTATTCTATATAGCTCCACTACATATCGTTATGATTGTAGTGGAGCAATTAAAAAAAATAGAAAAACTTGTGGAGGTGATAATAATGGCTGAATTAGATATTAGAGACAAAGAAGGTATAAGGCTAGGTTTAATAGGTGCTCGTAAAAATGCTAGATTAACACAATCTGAACTAGCTAAAAGAGTCTATATAAGTAGAAGTCATCTTGCTTCTTTAGAGTTAGGTACTCGTAATGCTAGTGATGACGTGTGGAAAAGACTTAAAAAAGAATTGAGAGTCAAAAGCGTTGAGGAACTTTGGGAAAGGTTTACATATAAAGAAGGCTATTTCCATGGTGATGATGGAAATAAAATAAAAGACCCTAAATATTTTAAATATACTGATAATGAGGAGGTAGATGACGATGTTAGAGGGTAGAAGCTGGATGGATAAAGCAGTAAAACATGGAGGAAAAATAGTAGGACTTAATGATATAACAAGAGATAGCGGTAAGTTCTACTTGTATCAACTCTATACAACTTGTTTTATAGAGTTTAATAGCATGGATGAATTAAAAAGTTGTGTAGAGATTCTTAATAAAGAAGAGAAATACTGGGATTATGACCCAGTATTAAAACTAAGTGCAAACCAAGTGTTAGACCGCTTTGGTAGAGCTGATTAGGAGGTAGATGACGATGAATATGATTACTAATATAGATGCTTACATGAGGGCACTTGGTGGTTTAATACTGTTTATTGTAGCTTTAACATTGTCGATTGCTATATTAGCAACTTTTATTATAAAGATTACTATTTCTATAAAAAATAACTATAAGAATAAAGATAATGACCTTTAAATATAAAATTAAAAACAGGAGGTAATTATATTGACTAGAGTAATTGTTAATGGAATAGAATTATTATACGTATTAGGTGTAACTATATCACCTAATAATACTAAAATAGCACAGTTGTGTATCGAGGATAGCAAATTAGTAGTTGAAGATAACAAACCTGTTGTAAATCTAATTACATTAGATTGTCTAAAGGACGATATAGAAATTAATGTTATGACAGTTGATAAAAAACTAAACATACAAAAGGTGTATTATGAAAGTGCTCTAAGTGATTAAAAGTATTTACTTATTGACACTTGTAGCGACACAGTCACTAAGTGTAACAATATAAAAGGTTGATATTGGTAAATAAATGTGTTATATTATATGTGTAATATAACACATTTTTTTATTGTGTAAAATACGTAAGAGGGTGAAGGATGTGCCTAGATATGGGCCTAAAATTGATGATGATGACGTAGCTATATTTAAGAAAGCTACTAAAAGTCAATATAGTTCCACTTTATATGAACAACTTAAGCGTGATAAAAAACTTGAGAGGTTTATATGTGCATTACAAGTATGTGGTTCTAGAAATTATAGTCTTAGGAAAACTTGTGAATATATAACTAAGCTTTTTCCTAGTTACTGTAGAGGTAAAGGTTTACATCCTCGAACACTTGCCGATATGATATCATTCTATCCGGAACTAGAGGAGGCTTATGGTTTCTCTAAAGATATTGGTGCAATGGCGGCTTATAACAGAGCTAAAGCAATTGCAGAAACTACTGATGACATTAATGATATTAAATTGTTTAATGAGATGTATGATGATGGCTCATTCTTATATATAAGACCTGATACTAGAGATGCAAGTAGTGAAGATTGTGGCGGTGTTGTCACTGAAGTAAACATATTTAACAGCAGGTCAGAGGAAAAAGATAATGAGTAGATTAAATATAGATATAGGTAAGTTAATTATATCTACATTTGATAATGTTTTTGAATCTATTATACAATGTAAGTACAACAGGGTTATATGTAAAGGTGGACGTAACAGTACAAAGTCATCTATGATAGCTTTAGCTATTATACTTGGTGTATTTATTTATAGATGCGACGCTGTATGTATGGTAAAGTATAATAACAGAGTATTTGAAAGATTAGTCAGCACATTTATGGAAATGCTTTATAGATCTGGTTTATATGGGTTTTTTAAATATAAAGCACAGCGTCAAGAATTAGTACTATTAGATGGATGGCAAGGTAATGAAACAAAGTACTCAATTAAGTTTACTGGTGTAGACGACCCTAATAAGTTAAAGTCATTTAAACCTCGTTCTGGTGCAGGCGGTTTCAGATATATTTGGTTCGAGGAGGCAACTGACTTTACTGGTGTAGCAGAGATAAACAACGTAGTTAATACAATGGGTCGTGGTGAGGGAGAACATATTGTTATATTAAGTTATAATCCCCCTAAAAGTACCTCTAACTGGGTAAATATTGAATATAATGCACCTTGTGGTATTGTATTAGGTTATGAAAAGAATAGTTATGTCACTCAATTCGATATTGAGTATACTAATGAAAAAGGTGACATTACTAAAGAAACTGTTAGACAGTTAGTACACCATAGTACATACTTGGATGTAATCGCTGACGGACATGCAGATTGGGTTAAAACAACTATTATTAATGCAGAGGTCGCTAAAAAAGCTAATTATGACAATTATCGCTGGGAATACTTAGGTGAGGCTATAGGTACTGAGGGTAACGTCTTTAGAAATATACGAGAGTTGCATCATAATGATTATAGTACTAAATATATTTATAGAGGTCTTGACTTTGGTTTTTCAGTTGACCCATCAGTTTATGTGGAGTGGTGCTACAACGCATCAGAAAAAGCAATTTATTTACACAATGAGTACGTAGCTATTGGTGTTGACAATGAAACTTTAGTGTATAATATTAAGCGATTTAATAAACACGACTTTACTGTTTGGGCAGACAGTAGCGAACCAAGAACTATCAATGAATTAAGAAAATTAGGACTTAGAAAAATACAAGGTGTGAAAAAAGGACCAGATAGTGTACGACATGGTATCAAGTGGCTACAAGATTTAAACTCTATTTATATAAATCCTATTAAGTGTCCTTTCACATATAAGGAGTTTACTAGATACGAATATGCTATGAATAAACTAGGTGAGTACACTGGAGAATTACCTGATAAAAACAACCATAGTATAGATGCTACTAGATACGCATTATGTACAAGAATTGATGCATAGTGGGTGATTTATAATGGAAATATTTACTTCTACTGGCTTTATAGGTGCAAATAAAGTATTTCCTCCTACTAAAAGTAAGGAGAGGTTAGAAAAATATAGAATTAATAACGCTAGATATAAAGGTGAGTACAATAAAGAAAGGCAATTAGTCATTAAAACTGTTAATGGTACTAAGACAATAAATTGGAAAGTACCTAAGTTAAACTATTATAAACTTGTTACTGATAAATTTGTAGGCTTATTATTAAATGAAAAGCCTATTATTGGTACAAAGAATCTAGACTTAGAGGACAAGTTAAGTGATATTGTTACTAATAGTTCTTTTTGGTTAGCTTTCCAAGAGGCAGCTAGGACATTTAGTAGTTTAGGGGATGGCGTACTGTATGTTTATAATGACAATGGTTTACCTGGTATTAATGCAGTAAATCCAGAGTTTTGGTATAAAGTAGTATATAGTAACAACATCAATAATACTAAATGTCATGTATTAGTTCAACCTATATATGAGGAAAACTTTGATAATATTGCTACTGAAGATAAAATAATTGCATTGAGAGTAATGGAACATTATAGAGGATACTACATAGAGAGGTATTATTCTTATAATGGTACTACTATTGGACAACCTATAGAGTATGTAAATGATACTGGTGAAACAATACCTGTTGAAGGTAAAAGATACAATACTGGTATTAGGGGTTTTGCAGTTATAGATTTTAATAACAGTAAAGCTGTAGATGAGGTCTATGGTAGTTCTGACTATGAAATATTTAATGATGCATTGGAGTTAAAAGAAAAGAAAATTAGTCAGCTTGATTGTGTTACTGATAAACATATTGACCCTATCGTACAAGTACCTTATTCTACGATTGAAGAAAATGAGGAAACAGGTCAGGCAGAGTTTAATGGTCTTGGTAACTGGATAGCTGTACGAGAGGGAGAAGAAATAAAATATATATCGTGGGATGCTAAAACAGAGGCTGTATTAGGTTTAGTCAATAAATTAGACGATGAAATAGCAGTACTATCTGAGATGGGCAAGGCTTTCCTTTTTGGTGAGTACGCTAATGTATCTGGTGAGGCTCTTAAGACAATGATTAAGAGCGCATTAGATAAAGCAGCTAGACAGATAGATACAATAGAGCCAGCTATTAAAAAAGCATTGTGTGCAATGTTAGATATAGTAGGTGTTAGTGTTACTCCTGCTGATATAACTATTGGATGGCAAGATGGTATAACAGAAACAGACTTAACAATAGCTCAAACAGCTAAAACTATGATTGAGGCTGGTATAATCTCTAGAAAGCGTGCTATTATGAAATATGAAGGTTTAACTGCTGAGGAGGCAGAGAGAGACCTTGATATTATGAATAAAGAAAATAGTAAAGGAGGTATAGTGCATGAGTAAGCTATTAGAGTTACTTGGACAGGAAGCCTATGATAAACTAAAAGCAGCATTAGGCGACCAGTTCGAGGACTTTGAGACACAGTATAATGATGGTAAACTTACTGATGCTGATGTAAAAGCAAAACAGCAGGAGTTAGGTTTACTTGAAGATACTGATGTTGAAGGTGGTGAAGGCGATAAAACTGAGGCTGAAGATGGTGAAGGCGATAAAACTGAGGCTGATAATCAGGTAAATAATACTGAAGATAATCAACAAACAGATGCAAGCACAGATTTAACTACTGATAATG